GATTTTGCTAGTTCGGTTAAGGTTCATGTAAAAGATTTCTTAAAGCAGATGCCTCAAGATAAACCTAGGTTAAGATTATCAACCATAGGTAGACCAGACAGGCAGTTGTGGTACGATTTCAAAAAACCTCATAACGAACCTCTTGCACCTAGTACCAGGATTAAGTTCCTCTATGGTTATATCCTAGAAGAACTATTAATCATGCTTGCTTCTATCTCTGGACATAAGGTAACGCAACAACAGAAGCAAGTAGAAGTGGAAGGAGTTAAAGGACATCAAGATTGTTTTATTGATGGTGTATTAGTTGATTGTAAGAGTGCATCTGGTATAGGTTATAGTAAATTTAAATACAATAACTTATCAAACAATGACCCATTCGGATACATACCTCAGATATCTGCATATGCAGAAGGTAATGGAGTAGATGAAGCAGGTTTTCTAGTTATTAATAAATCTACAGGAGAATTATGTTACACAAAAGTACATTCATTGGAGATGATAAATGCTAAAGATAGAGTTAAAAAAATTAAGAAGGTTGTTAATTCAGATACACCACCGGACAAATGTTATTCAGCAGTTCCTGATGGAAAGTCTGGCAACTATAAGCTCGATACTGCTTGTATGTATTGCAATTATAAGTTTGATTGTTGGAGTGATAGTAATGATGGCAAAGGACTTCGTGTGTTTAATTATTCAACTGGTAAAAGATATTTCACGCAAGTTGAAAAAGAACCTAACGTAGAGGAAGTACATGATAAATAGTCATTGGACTTGTTATGGCACAGAAAAATCTTTTGTGCCTAACGAGGATAAGTTTGGTTTTGTTTATATTATAACTAATACTAAGAATGGTAAGGCCTATGTAGGATGTAAACAATATTACATAGGTAAATCTAAGAAGCAATCTAAGTGGCAGACCTATATGGGTTCTTCTAAATATTTAAAAGCTGATATTAAAAAGATAGGTAAAAAATATTTTACATTTGAAGTAATAGCAGAGTATAAAAATAAAAGAAGTTTACGTTACTATGAGATGTACTATCAAGTAAAGTGGAATGTTCTTACTGCTACTGTAGAAGGTACAGACGAACCTGCATTTTATAATTCATATGTTGGTGGTAAATTTTATAGGCCTGTTGAGAGTTATAAAGAACCTAATTATTTAATAAAACAAAGTGAGGTTCAAAAAAGTAAATTAATAAAATGCAAAAAAGAAAATGGTGAGATTGTTATATTTAAAAATGGTAAAGAAATTAGAGAGGCAGGTTATCGGTCTTCTGATATTAGAACTATGGCTAGAGGTGGTTATCAAAAAAGTAAATATAATAAACAAGGATTTTTTATTAGAAAAAAATGTAATGATATAATTAAAGCAGAATTTATTGACAATGAAGAATGAACCTGATATAATACAGATAGAAAACTTATTTTATTCTGAGCCTTACAACTCAGAGAAGAGATTGTTTTTGTCTGTAATACTACAAGCATTACTAGATGTATCAAAAAATATTGTTACCTCTGGTGATAAAGTAAACAAAGCACGAGCTGAGTCTTGGTTCTTTGCAGAGATAGGAGTAACATGTGAGAACTTTGAAATGGTTTGTGGTATGGCAGGAGTAGAACCAAGTAGAGCTAGAGGCTTTGCTTACAAAGTAATGAAGGCAGATAATAAAAGATATTTAAGAAACAGAATAAGAAGTGTATTGAGAGGTGAGGATGACAAAGAAGAAAAATAATTTGACATTTGAAGAAAGTCATGCTAAACTATATGCTGATATGATAAATTATGAGGAGCAAGAAAACATGGGAATGATGGATGAAGCAATTAAAGAGACAGTACAAGATAAAGGATTTAAAAAAACTGACTTACAAAAAGAGGCAATGAAGGCTACACTAAAACAAGTAGGAGGTAATCATTACAAAGATTGTAAGGTACAACCTATAGAATATATTGTAGGAAATGATTTAACTTTCTGTGAAGGTAATGCTATAAAATATATTACTAGACACAGACGTAAAGGTGAAGGCAGAAGAGATATTGAAAAAGCTATTCACTATTTAGAAATGATATTGGAGACAGAATATAATGACAAATAACTATTTACCAACAGAGTATCAAACATTTATTCATGCATCTAGATATGCACGTTGGCTACCTGATGAAGGTAGAAGAGAGACATGGATAGAAACAGTAACTAGATTAACTAACTTCTTTCAAATACATTTAGATAAAAATTTAGGTATTAAATTAGATAGTGAAGTATGGAGAAGAATAGAAGATAATATAATAGGATTAAATGTTATGCCTTCTATGAGAGCATTGATGACTGCAGGCACAGCATTAGAAAGAGAAAACATAGCAGGATACAACTGTTCTTATATACCTATTGATACACCTAAATCTTTTGATGAAGTATTATATATACTTATGAATGGCACAGGTGTAGGTTTTTCTGTTGAAAGACAGTATGTAGATAAGCTACCTACCATACCAGATAGAGAATTTGAACAGACAGAAGATGTTATATCTGTTGCTGATTCTAAAGAAGGTTGGGCAAGAGCATTTAAAGATTTAATATCATATTTATATACATGTAGAATACCAAAGATAAATGTAAGTAAAGTAAGACCTGCAGGTGATAGATTAAAAACTTTTGGTGGTAGAGCAAGTGGGCCTCAACCTTTAGTTAATCTATTTGATTTTACTATTGATAAATTTAAAGGTGCTAAAGGTAGAAAGTTATCTTCTATGGAGTGTCATGATATAGTTTGTAAAACAGGTGAAGTTGTGGTTGTAGGTGGTGTGCGTAGGTCAGCTCTTATATCTCTGTCTAATTTATCAGACCAGAGATTAAGAGTTGCCAAGTCTGGTGCGTGGTGGGAGACTAATCCAGAGAGAGCATTAGCTAACAACTCAGTAGCATATACAGAGAAACCTGATGCCGGTATCTTTATGAAAGAATGGTTAGCATTATATGAAAGTAAGTCTGGTGAACGTGGTATCTTTAATAGAAAGTCTGCTCAAGAAAAAGCTAAAGAAAATGGTAGACGTAATAGTAATTGGGATTTTGGTACTAATCCTTGTAGTGAAATTATATTAAGACCTAATCAATTTTGTAATCTTACAGAAGTAGTTGTAAGACCATTTGATACAGAAGAGATGTTACATGATAAGATAGAAGTAGCTACTATACTAGGTACAATACAAGCTACACTTACAGACTTTGGTTATCTTAGAAAAAGATGGCAAACTAATACAGAAGAAGAAAGATTATTAGGTGTATCTCTTACAGGTATAATGGATAATGGTATACTATCTAGAATGAGAACTGCATTACCAGATGTATTAGGTAAGATGCGACATAAGGCTGTATTAGTAAATGAAGAGTGGTCAAAGAAGTTAGGGATACCACAATCAACAGCTATTACTTGTGTTAAACCTTCAGGTACAGTTAGTCAGTTAGTGGACAGTGCTAGTGGTATTCATGCTAGACATAATCCATATTATATTAGAACAGTAAGAGGAGATAAGAAAGACCCATTAACACAGTTTATGGCAGACCAGGGCATACCTTGTGAAGATGATGTTATGCAACCTAATAACTCTGTATTTTCTTTCCCTATGAAAGCAGACCCTAGTGCTATCTTTAGATATACTATGACTGCTATAGAACAATTAGAGATATGGAAGTGTTATGCACAACATTGGTGTGAACATAAACCATCAGTAACTATCTCAGTTAAAGAAGATGAATGGATTAATGTAGGTAACTGGTGTTGGGATAATTTTGATACACTATCTGGCATATCATTCTTACCTTTCTCAGACCATACATATCAGCAAGCACCTTATCAAGATATAGATGAGATGAAATATAAAGAACTAGAATCTAAAATGCCTAAAGATATTGATTGGAATAAATTAAAAGATTATGAAAAAGAAGATAATACTAGAGGCTCTCAAGAATTAGCATGCACAGCAGGGTCTTGTGAGTTAGTAGATATATAATTTTTTTGTTGCATTCTGTTTAAAAATATGATATAATAGTATTATTATGAGAAAAGCATTTGTAGGAACAGGCAAAACAATAAAGAACTTTTTTAAGAAAGTTACTTCTATAGGTAACTCTGTTAGAAGTAGACCAAAGAATAAACATAAACGTAGAAATTTTAAAAAATATAAAGGACAAGGAAAAAAATGAAATATATATTATTATTCACAACATTATTTGGGCTAACATTATTAACTACTACAATTAAAGCAGACCCTTGGTTTGACTCTGTAGGATATAGATACTACCATGATTTAGACAATGAACATGATGGTTCTAAGTTTAGAAGTTATGCTACTAAAAAATTATCTAATGATGATAAATTAAAAATAGCTTATGAAAGAAAAAGAATTGGGCAAGGCTTTGAAGCCGGTACTTTTTTTATAGATTATGAGTGGAAGTTTTAGTATGCACACAAAAATTAGAAATGATATGGATACAGTATATATTGGCTATGACCCTAGAGAACATGCAGCTTATGAAGTATTAAAGTTTTCTATAGAAATACGAGCTAAGAATCCTGTAAGAATTGTGCCTCTTAAAAAGGAGGCACTAATTAAAAACGGAATGTTTAGAAGAAAGTCTAATAAGATAGGTAATCAACAGTATGATGAGATAGATGGTAGGCCTTTCTCTACTGATTTTAGTTTTACTAGATTTCTTGTACCACATTTAAGTTTATATACTGGTTTATCTTTGTATATGGATTGTGATATGTATTGCTATGGAGATATTACAGAACTATTTGATATGTGTAGAGATAGTTATTATCCTGTATGGGCAGTGCATCATAAGTATGCACCTGAAAAAGGTATTAAAATGGATGGACAGGCACAAGAACCTTACAACATGAAGAATTGGTCTAGTCTTATGATGTTTAATAATGAACATCACTATCTTGATAAGTTAAGTA